GGTTTTCATTGGGTTCAGGCGCGTAGGGTTCAGGCAATCGTCTTAATCCACTCAAGATATTCTCGCGCTTCGGCTTCACCTTGACGGTAACCGCCAAGTTCCAAGCGGTCAGATTCTCCGGTTGATTGGCAATAATTGTACCAACGCTCGCGAGCTTCGGACCATTGGATTTCCAATTCATGGCTCACGATGCGCGCAAAGGCGGTGAAGAAGTCCTGTCGAACGGATTCGACCGCGTCGTCCATGTCGATAGCGCGGAGAAGATCCGCATCCATGCGGGATAAAGTCATGCGCGGGAGCAGGATTTCGACGGCGAAGTCTGTAGCGTCGGTCCAGATGCTGCTGTACGCGTTGGTTTTGAGCCATAGGGAGCCGTCCTGAAATAGATGGTACACGGAATCGTCCGGCGCGTTTCCTTCGCGGAAAGAGTCTGCAATGTCGTCCGCGAAAGGCGCGAGAGTTTCGATGAGGTCTTGATCCTCGTCCGATAGAAACGAGTCCATGCGGTAATTATGGCGGATATACGCGAGCGCGGATTGCGGGAGCCGGTCAGCGTGAAACGATAGCAGGATCGTCTCGCGTGCGATAATGCGTTCGAGGATGGGGAGCAATTTTGGATTCATGATTCGGATTATTTGAGAGTGATTTGACCGTTTAACATTACAACCGTCGGAAGATAGGAATTCTTGCCGTGCGTCCGTTTGAGGGCGCGGGAATGCTTGGCTTGGGCGCGGGAAGCGGTTTCGAAGGAACGATGGCGCGATATCGTGCGCATATTGAAATGATCGAAGAGGGTGTATTTCATTGGATGCTTTCGTTGGTTTGAGGAGGACTTGTGGCCTACCCTGTCGCAGCACGCCTTGCGGCATGATGCGCTTAGGATGGGTCATTCGGCCAGTGCGCGGAGTGCCTTCAGTGTCGGTTTGCCTTTACCGCCGATTGCGCGCCATGCTTTGACGCATAGTTCGCCGTCGTATTGCCAAGTCGATGCGCCGTCGAGCGTTGCGCGGCAGGATTCCATGAATCGTTCCAGTTTGTCGGAATTGGATGCCCACGGGAGCGCGGAAACGGCTTTGCGGTATTCAGAGAGGAAGGATGATTTATTCATTGGATGCGCGGGGATAGATTAAATCTCAAAGGTGATTAGGCGGTAGCCTTTGCGAGGCTCAATCTTGGCCGTCATTCGCTCCTTTCGCGTCGCGTCGCGCATCGCCTGATTCCATTCTACTTTTTCGCGGAAAGATCCGTTTCCGATTTTCACCGAGACATTGCGCGGCATTTCATGCGCGAGAGATTGCGCGCGTTCGAATTGCGCCAGTGGTGAAAGATTAAGAAAGGCCGGGATTGAATCTCCAAAGCCATTCCAGAATTCATCGGACAAATCGCGGAAGATTGCGGTGATTTTCATTGGATGCGCGGGGATAGATTAAGCGGTGAAGATATGCGCCATTGAACCGTCAGGAAGTGAACCGCTGACAAAGGAGCGGTTCCAAAAGTTAGTCTCGCGGGGCGTGCCTTTCGATTCGTCTTCGTCAAGAAAACGGAGGACCAGTGCCATCACCGCCGCACGATGGATATCGTCACCGCTTAAACCATAGTCCAGTGGAATGGTGATGGAGCCGCGAGCGCATTTTGCTTTGATGCGGGAGCCTTTTGAATCGGTAGCTGACAGGAATTTTGTTTGGATTGCTTGCATGGGATTGGATTTTTTGAATCGGGAATCGGGATGATTCACCGCCGGAGGCTACCGTTGCCGATAGACTCTCGCGGGGAGTCATTTCCTGCGGATGATTCCGGCAGCAATCATTGCCTTGCGCCAGTATTTCAGCGTGCGCGGATGATTTGACTGGTCTAGGTGCAAGGATTCCGTCCGGTTAGAGCAATCGCGATAGTCCGTTTCGGAATGGGATGAAAGCCAATCCCATTGGGAACCGGAGCAAGGACTTGATGATGGGATGGGATGATCGCGCATAAGAGAGACTAGCTCGCGGAAAGTCACGGCTTCGCCTTCGGATAGAAAACCGGATTCTGCGGATTCGCCTTCCTCTGCGGATTCCGGCGTTATGACTTCGAAAGTGCGGGATATTAGGATCATGGGATGGGATGGGATGGGATTAAGCGCGAGTTTCGACTTCATGGATTCCTAGCAAGTATCCCTTGCCGGTTTGAACGGTAAGGTTTTCTCCGTTGAAAAGGTCAACGTGAACTTCGCCGGGTTTGACTGAACCATACCACTTGACTACAGGCTCCGGTGAATTGCCGGTGACATAATGCGCGGATTCATTTGCGCGGGGAAAGGTTCGGCGGACTTTAGATTGTGGCGCGAGGTAGAGGATTGGCTTCATGGGATTTGATTTGGATTTGGTCGGCTTTAATTCGCCGCTATTCCCTTCAGTTGCCCGAAGGGAAACGCGGGGAATCAGGCTAAGTTAAAGAGGGCGCGAAAGTCCGCGTAGTCATGGCAAAGGTCCGTCGCAAAGCGATAGACTCCAATATCCTCTGCCCCGTCGGCGCGTTTGACGGTGACGAATTGCCACTTTTCACCGTCCATGACGAAAGGATCTTCAAAGGAACGGAGGCGGATAAATTCAAGGACTTTCATGGGATTTGATTTGATTGAGTTTGAACGCTGAATACTGGCCTCCGTTGCCGAAGGCCAGTGGTTCAGGATTCAAAGCTTTGAAATCAGCTTCCAATTGCCGGAATACATGGAGTAAACGTAAAGTCTGAAATCAGAATCGGATTTGAAATCCATTCGAATAGTAAAGTTTCGGTTGAGAAGCTTTTCAAAGACTTCGAAAGTGTAGGTCATGGGATTTGTTTAGTGGTTTGGAGTGAAGCCGAGTGTCGTTTCTAGATATGCTTGGATTAGGACGAGAGAGATGATTGCGGCTGCAATGAGGAGTCGTTTGATGGTGATGCGGCGCATGGGATTAAAAGTATTCGAACGACAGGCCGATATCGGAAAGCTTAGGTAGACCGGCTTTGGAACGAATCGAATGGGCTTGCTTCAAAAGCTTTTCAACTTGCTTCAAGTCACCGGACTTTGCTGCGCTTTCCGCTTGAATCAGGACTTGCCGAACGGCTTGCTTTTCTTTCACGGGTACAGACTAGGGGAGAGAGGGGAGAGAGTCAAAATAAATCTTGTCTTTTCTTTTGAGAAAGAGTGAAAAGGGCTGATTTCATTGGGTAGAATGAGGGGAAATAAATTTCAGGAAAGCGACTGGTGAAGGGGAATGAAGGGGGAAAACTCGCCTTGCGAAAGAGTACCTAGGCTTGCAAGGTACTTGGCATGAAAGGGAAGGCATGGGAAAAGGCGAAGGCTTTGTATTTGGCGGGAAAGTCATGGAAAGCGATTTCAAGCGAAACGGGAATAGTTCAGTCAACTCTACAGTCCAAAGCTTCACGGGACGACTGGACGAAGTTCAGAAAGGGAATGCGTGACATAGTTTCCACTAAAGAAACTCAATCCCTAGAAAGTCTATCGGCTTTAGTGCGTTCTAAGCTCGCGGCCGACGCGGCTTCTACGCTTGAGCGCGTTGACTCTTATGATCTAGATGGCATCAAGGACGAGGCAACTCGCGAGACGATACTGAACAGCGTAGCCAAGCGGAGCGCGCTTGTGTTCGGATGGAGTGAAGCTGGAGAAGCGACCAGCGTGTCGATTAATCTCCTTGGTTCGATGCCAGATAGATTCGCAGAAGTCGTCGTCTCGAAGTGAAGATAACAGTGTTTGTGCAACACGTAGAAACTTATGTTCAGGATTAGATAATCTAATGGAACAAAAGGATTTTTTTTCCTAGGATTGGCACACTTTGTGAGGCAAAGTAGGGCACCCCCTTTTGGGGACGGCTTCGTTTACGATACCCCCCTCAAAAATTTTCCGTCTTTTTGACCATGTTAAGTAAAATTAAAATTGGTCAAGTTATTTCTCTCAATCAAGCTGAGAGGAAGTTGGCCCACTTTGTGGCTAAGAATCGTTCCGGCAATAATCGTCATTTCAATCTGACGAACTTGAAGATTAGCCCAGAGGACGCTTCGACGGTGGATCTGGAGGGCATCTGCGGCGAGATAGCTTTCTGTAAGCTATTCAATGTCTATCCTGACATCGACACGGACCGCGAGCCTCCGCACCCGCTCTACGACGCAATTATCCCGCCTATCCCTCCGGGCATTCGCATCGATGTGAAGACGACGAAGTACGAGAATGGCAAGCTACTGGTCGATGCTCGCAAAGGATCGAAGACCGACGGAGTGGATTTCTACGCGCTGATGATCGGTCAATTCCCCGGTCCGTATACGTTCAGGGGATTCATCGCGAAGGAACATATCATCCAGCCGCACAGGATCGGAACGATCATCAAGGGATACAAAAGCTACATTGCGGATCAGAGTGAACTGACCGACGAGGTAACTATATTCTAATTGACTCGTGATACATAAAATGTATCCATCCGGCTTATCGACCCTAAGCAAGGCGGAGGCTTGGTCAGCCATCGCAAAACTGTCTAAGCGGCAATGACGCTCCGCATCGGTCAGAACGCGTAGGTCCGGTCCGCCATCGTTTGATGGATGGATAGAATGGCCTACCAAATGCAGATAACGTCGGTTTAATTTTTCTCAATATGGCTTGTCCCAATGTCTTCAACGCCTTCGCCGTAGCGACTGAGTCGCTCGCGCAGGACGTTTATAAACGCGCCTCGTATCGCTCGATGTGGCTCAATATGATTGAGCGCGGAGAGTATCCTCAGGGTACTGGCTTGACCCAGACCTCGTTCACCACCACTTCCATCGAGCCGACTGCGGCTGAGGAGTGGTCGGCTATCACGCTCGCCAGTGGCGAGAACGGTGGCGCTTGCGATGTCACTTACAGCGAGGTTCCGGTCGGCTATAATGCCGTCACTTGGAGTCCTGAGCGTTTCGCCCTCAAAGGTCCGCTCCTGTGTAAGGATGATCTGACCTATGACCACCGCGTCGAGGCGTTCTTGCGCGTGTACTTGGAGAAGCTCTCGATCCGCGCTCAGCGTTCATGGGAGACTCGCTATCAGAATACGTTCGCGAAGTTC